ATGCCCGTTGGTGTCCAGGTTAGCGCCCTGTATGAAAAGCTGGTCAAAGCAATGATCGACAACAGTGAAGATGTCGGTGCGGCCTTTGCAGAGGAAGCCAGGAAAATCTACTACAAGGAATCCCCAGAACGCCCAATCCGGGGCGAGGCGAGCCAGGATGAATGCGAAGCGCTGCGCGAAGAAGGCATCCCTGTATTACGGCTGCCGAGCCTCAAGGATGAGGATCTAAACTGATCCTTTTTTCTAACTCCAGATTTATTATTTTACATAATACAAACCATACCAGAAGCATTATTTAGGGTTTGACTCGCTTCGGCGGGTGAGGGTGTCGCAAAAAATGTGACTACCCCAAACGCAAGTGCAACGCTTGCGGCTTTCGCGTAGTGCTCCCAAAACTCGCGTTTTTCTGCGTCACGTTCCGTAACCAATTCGTTTGCTGCGAGTACTTTCTTTAGGTCTGCGCCGATGTATTCCGCAAGTTGTACCGCTGCTTTTAGCGGTAGGGGTTGCTTCTGGCTTTTTGCTCGCGATGTCGCTTCGCGGCTAAGTCCTATCACTCTTCCTAGTTCTGCAACGCTCCCTGCTTTTGCGGTTCCTTGGTCGATGTAGTCGCGGAGTTCCATAAAAAATTCTCCATGCTATTGACGTGATGAAATCATCACGGTATTGTTTCGTCACGTGATGATTTCATCACGGTTTAAAGCGTAAAAACGCATGCTGTGAACATTGGGCGTCGTTGCTCTTTATGTCAACGGCTCGCGTGTATCAGTTTGTAGATTTTGGGTAGCACCAAATCGATGTTGGGTTGGTTTAGCAGCAAAGTCCAAGCGCATATGTTTAGACCTATTAGGCATATCGCTATGACTTGTAACCATGATTTTTCAGTTTTCTGGCGGCGTGGCCGGTTGAATGTTTGTTTTAGAACGATTGGTCTGGGGTCTTGTGGCGTTATCCCTTCTCGTTTCATGTATCTGTTGTTTGAGTAGTCTCGTTCGTCGATAGCCATGTTTCTGCAGTTCCCGCGGTGGTGTGACCGTGTTTTCGTTGGTTGTTAGGTAGTTCTCTTTTTCCTTGGGCTTATCCCAATTTCATGAGGTGATCATTGTGTCAAATTCGTCTAAGCGTATCCATATTCTCGATATCGAACAGCGCAAGTCCGCCAAGGGCAATTCCTATCAGGTGGCCCAATGCAATATTTACGACGCAAACGGCAAGGTCAAGGTCGGCGAACTCTGGCACTTCAACAAAGATGTTGAGTTGAAAACCGGTGAGTTTGTCGCTGAGTTCGAAGTGACTGTCGATATGGACCGGAAAGTGACAAGCCAGCTAATCGCTCTCCATCCGATTTCTAAGGCCGGTGCTGTAGGTAAGTCCGTAGCGGCGTAACAGCCCAAAAAAAATGGGGCTAGTCGGCTGGAACCGGCTAACCCCGTATTCACCCAATTAATTTCGCTAACTGGATGACATGGATTTAATTCTAGATGCTGATTTTGATATTGACAATCCCCCTGCTGATAAAACCCCGCCGTCGTTTCTCGATGTGCGCGGCGATTATTACGCCAAGGTTACGAAATTCGTTTCCGGGGCGCGGGAAATAGTCATGAAAGTCGTTCGCCCGATGTCGATGGAAAAACACGCGGAACAATTCGGAAATTGTTATCCCGTGTCGAATCTTCCGCCACGGGAAAAGTCCGAATCTGAAATTGAAGCCGATAAAGCTCAAAATCATCGTCGTGCTGTGAGAAAAGCGAAACAGACCGCCCGTTTCCTCTGTCACGAAATCGAAGCCGACCGCATATTAACTTTGACCTATCGCGAAAACATGGAAGATCGCGAAAAGTGCAAAGCCGATTTCAAACGCTTTATTAGACTTGTGCGTACTGGCTATGATGGTATTCCCGGTCTGAAAGATTTTCGGTATGTCGCGGTTTTGGAGCGTCAAGAGCGCGGCGCATATCACGTTCACATTGCTGTGCGTGGTTTCCAGCCTATCAAGTTTATCCGTGCGTGTTGGTATAAGGTCTTGGGCTGCGCGCCTGATGTATCCAAGGAAAACACGCCCGGCCAAGTTGATATAACGTCACCCCGCAATCACAAGGGGTCGAGCCGTAAGCGCCAATGGGCGACCGATCGCCTTAGTCATTACATCGTCAAGTACATGGCGAAAACATTTGATGACACGACATCGGAAAAAAACCGGTACTGGCGATCCAAAGATATTAATAAGCCGCCGTCTGAATTGCATTGGCTCGTCGCGACTAATCTATTTGATGCCCTTAACGAGTTATATCGTTATTTGGGGGTAAATGAGGGAACTCGGCTTAAAAAGCATTGGTTGTCTGATGACGAATGTTGTTATTGGTGCGCGGTGAGTCCAGATGTCTAACGCCTTTAAACCACGTTCCAAGGGCTTGCCCTTGGCCCGGCCGGGTAGGCGGTTTTATTGCTCTGATAAGTTTTTAGGGGTGATCGTTGTTATCTCGTTTCTCGGCAGTGTGTTTTTACTCGGGTTTGCCGCGGGTTCGGTTTCGGGCGTTCACATTCTTTCGACTGAGATAGACCGTGCATTTGTCTGTGAGGCCCGAAAATGACTTTAGCCGGGAAGTTTTGGACTACCTATCTAGCCGTTTTCCTGTTGCTCTGGTCGTGGTCGATTTCCCCCGCTCATGCGTTCGGCGGAATGGTCTATTTCTCGAATATGGCAGGGGCGGCGGTTTCTGATAACAGTTGTGCTGCGGTCGGTGCTGCTGCGGTAAAAAATAACGGTTCATCTTCGGTCGCTTATGCCGATTGCTCGTCCGATCCGGTTGTTGCGGGTTCGACGTTGATTCTTCGAACCCCGTCTGGCAGTGGGTATTCCTCGACTTCGGTTACTGCGATCTATGCAACTGCTGCGGCTGCTGGTGTCAATTATCAGCCGGCAATTGACGCGCTCGATGCTCGCGTCACGACTTTAGAGGGTGTGGCCGGTTCGATGTCCGGTCACACGCTTAACGATACCGAATACGGTCTGTTTCAGACCATCGTTAATGCGCAACAGCAACCGTTTGACCTCGAATTTGCGATGTCTGCGTTTGCTTTCTTTTTTTCGACAACATTGTTTTTCTATGCCCTTGGTCGTGGTGGTGGCGCGGTTCTTGATGCCATTCGACGAAGGGCTTAACAGGTTTCGGGGGGTATCCCGGAAGTTCCGGCTAGGCGGTTCCCTAGCATTTTTGAGAGGTGGAAAAAAATGAAATTCCGCAATTTGGTTCGCAAGTATGCTGCTCCGGCTATCGTTGCCGCTCTGTCCGTCCCGGCCTTCGCGGTTGGTCCCGACTTTACCGGTCTGACCAGTCAAATCGACTGGTCCACGGCTATTACGGCCGTGCTGCTTGTGATGGGCGGTCTGGCTGGTGTTTACGTCGTGATGACTGGCGGTTCTCTGATCATTCAGAAACTTCGTTCGGGTAAGTAACCGGATGTGTTTTCGGGGGCTTCGGCCCCCGTTTTGCGTTCACAGGGGGTTGTCATGACTGAAGCGGCTTATTGGTATCTGATTTTTTCGGCCTTTGGTCTGGTGTCCGGTTGGGCTGTCGTGAAGGGGATTTCAGGTGAGTAAGCGTGTTCGCGTTGCGGTGTTCGCTTTTTTCTTTACGGTTTCCTCTGTGCTTGTGCCTGTTAGGCAAGCCTACGCGTTTCTTCCGCTTCTTCTGCCGATGACCATGGAATTTATTGGCGTTGCTGGTCAGGTGGTTGGTGGCAGTGCGTTACGTATTGCGGCGACGTCTCTTATTGGTGGCGTTGCGATGTCAATTCTTTTGAATACGTCTGGCGATTCGGTTACGGGTACGCCTGCGCCGCTTCCGGTTCGAATACCCACTACTTCGAATATTCAATTTACTGATGATTCGATGCCCCCTCCGGTCGCGCCTGCTACGGCTACGCCGTCCGGTAGTGGTAATGGTTGGACTTGGCCGATGGCTGGTCAGACTTACTCAAGTGTTGATGTGGCTTGTCGTGCCTATGCTGACGCAAACGGTTGGACTCTTCCTCGATTTGTTTGTGCTGATGAAATTCCGGATGTTTGTAAGTCGACATCTCTATATTGCGATGTTGTTGATACGAATACGGGGGAGTATTACGGCGATTTCAGCGGCATTGCTTATCAAACGACTGCATCGTGTCCATCTGGCTATTCGGTCACTGAGGCCGGTGGTTGTTCGTTATCTGATGCGCGTGCGGCTGTTCCTGATGGAAAGGCCGATGTAACTCGCGGTCCGACTGGCTATGTCATGGCAGATGCCGATGGCACGCCTTCGAATATGTCTGTACAGAATGGGCAGGTCAAAGTCTGGGGGAAAAATTCTGACGGTAATCCGGCGGTTGTCACTGCTGGCGTGAATGCTGCTGGTGATACGACGGTCCAAGTTCAAACACAGGTGCCGTCTGCTGGTGGTCAATCAACGGTTAAGTCGGACAACTACATCGTTAATAATCAGACGGGGGCTGTTACCTCGGTTGGTTCTGGTACGACTACCGGCACTATTTCTCCGACGACTTCGGGTGTTGCTCCTACGGTTACGACTGGTGCGGCGGTTGCGCCGTCTGAGGCGGTTTCCGGTGTCTCGGCTGGTTCTGGTTCAGTTGTATTTCCTTCCGACTATGCGCGTGCTGGTGAGGCGGTTTCCGCGGCGTCTGGCATTGTGTCGAAACTCGAAGTTGTTCACGATGATCTTTCCCATGTCGGCGACATGCCGACTGACCCGACTGTTCCGCAATCCCCGGAGTTCAAGACAGCGTTTTTTGATGGCACGTTTGGCGATTTGTTGGCGTGGCGTCTTCCCTCTCATTCTTCGGTTTGTCCTACCGCAACCTTTGACCTGACAGGCTTTTTCGGTCGGTCGTATGTGATGGACGCCCAATGCACATTAGCCGAACAAACCCGGCCAGCAATGTCTGTCGCCATGGTTGTTGTTTGGACCATTGCCGCTCTTTTCCTTGTGTTGAGTGCTTGATATGTGGGCTATTTTTTCGGCGCTTCTAACGTGGCTTCTCCGTGGCATCGTCATTCAATCCGTCGTGCTTTCTGCGGTGGTCGCCGTCGTCGTCTATCTCGTTCCCTTCGCGGTCGAAAAACTCGGCTCGTACATTGGCGTTTCGTCTCTTGAAGGTGCGTTTTCTGGCCTTTCTGATGGGCTGTGGTATTGGGTCGATTATTTCCGTCTAGATTTCGGCCTGCCCTGGTTGATCGCGGCGGTTGTCGCTCGCTTCTTGATCCGTCGTATCCCTGTGATTGGTTAATCATGGCAATGACCGCCTATACCGGGGTGCAAGGCTCTGGCAAGTCGTTTGAGGTCGTGTCCTCGGTTATCGTTAATTTGCTCGCCATGGGTCGCCGGGTCGTCACGAATGTCGCCGGTCTCAAAGCCGATTTGATCGCGGAATACATCGAGCAAAAGCGGGGTGTCTTAAAAGCCGATCAGGGCTACATCGTGCCGGTATCGAATGATGACGTTACGCTTGATCATTTCTTTCCGAAGGAGGGCGGCGAGAAACACAGCGTTCGTGTCTATTACGACAAGGATGACAACGAGGTCAGTAACCCGGTTCATGCTGTTCGCTCGGCCATGGTCGAACGTGATGCGATAGTGCAGGGCGGTGATGTCGTCATTCTTGATGAATGTTGGCGCTGGTATGCCACCGGCGAAAAACTTCGTCCTGATCACATGATGTTCTTTCGGATGCATCGTCACTTTCTCCATCCGGTGACCGGTGTTTCGTGTGACATCGTCTTTGTTGTTCAGGACATCGGCGATTTACAACGCAAGGTCAAAGCGACAATCGAAAAGACCTTCCTTATGAAAAAGCATAAGGATTTGGGGCTCCCCGATCGCTATGTCGTATCGATTTATTCCGGCAATTCGATTCGTCCTAAAGCCCTGATCGAGGAAATTCAAAAGAAGTATGACCCTGAGATTTTCGCGCTCTATTCGTCCTATTCGCAGTCGTCGCAGTCGTCCGGTCAAGAAGTAAACGCAGACAAGCGTGGTTCGATTTTCAACCGGAAAATCATTAAATACGGTGTGCCGCTCGCGGCGGTCTGGATTTGTCTGGCGGTGTGGTTCATGTGGCGGTTTTTCCACCCGACTCCGAAGAACGCCCTGCCTGTCGCGTCCTCGGTGCCGTCTTCGCTCGATTCATCTAAGCCGGAAAAACCCGCTCCGAAAGATGGTGTCTCCGTCAATTGGCGTGTTTCCGGCGTCCTAAATCTCCCCGGCCGGGTCGTGTTTGTCCTCGTCGATGGCAAAAAAACTCGCTTTGTCTCGAATCCCCCGGCCTATAAGTTTTCATCGGGTGAGCCGGAATTGATTCTCCCGAATGGTGATGTTGTAACCCGCTGGTCTGGTCGCTCGGATGACCGAAAGGGCATGTTGTGAGATTCCTTCTAATTCTGTTGTTCCCGTGTCTTGCCTTCGCCGATCCGATTTCCGTCGATCTGGATCGCCTTCCGTTTTCCGAACTCGTCCGAACGGTGTACAACGCGGTGTTGTCTCGCTCTTATGTAGCCGATTCCGTTGTTCTGGCCGATGATCAGCCCGTTTCGCTCTCGCTTCGTGATGTTGAGCCGGGGAGGGTGGCCGACGAAGTCAAACGTCTTGCAACTGGTCGCGGTTTCGATGTGGCAGAGCGGGGCGGGGTGACCTATTTTCGGAAACGGGTCGATGGCATTCCGGATGACGCGGCGATTTTTGTCTATAAGCCGGCATATCGATCTGTTGATTACCTGCTTGGTCTGTCGCAATCGATTTTTCGTGCCGGGTCGTTCGTGTCCTCGCGCTCGCAGTCTGGTTTCTCGGTTGCTGATGTCGGCCTGCGCGGTGTACAGAATCAGCGCGCCCCGGTGGTCGATTCCGGTTTAAATCGAAACCTTCAGCTTGACGCCGATACGATTGTTTTCAGGGGTTCGGAAAAGGATATCGAGCTTCTCAAATCGTTATATTCGCAGCTTGATATAGCGGTGCCGGAGGTGATGGTTAGAGCCGTCGCTTACGAGGTTCAAAAAGGCGATCATGTTGGCTCGGCGCTTCAGGTCGTCGCGTCGATCCTTTCCGCAAAGCTCGGTCTCGACATCAAAGGAAATCTTGCCGGGGCTGATTCTTCTATTTCGCTCAAGATCGGCGGCTTTGAAGGCGTCCTGCAAGCTCTCGATTCTGACGCTCGCTTTAAATCGCTCTCGCGTCCCGCTGTTCGTGTCAAATCCGGCTCGTCTGCGTCGTTCTCGGTCGGCTCTGATGTCCCGATTCTCGGCGCAGTCGTCACGCAAAACACAGGGGCGACAACGCAGTCGGTTGAATATCGGTCTAGCGGTGTGTTGCTCGATGTCACGCCGTACATTCGCCGTGATCGAATCGATGTAAAGCTAAATCAGGAAATCTCGGCTTTCGTTCAGACTGCAACCGGTGTGCAGAACAGTCCGACACTGAATAAGCGCAAGGCGCAGACAGAATTGACCGTTGCCGATGGCGAGATTGTCTTTATCGGGGGGCTTGAGAGTGAAAACGACTCGAACTCCAGCCAGAACTTTTTTGGTCTGCCGGTTGGCCGCTCGTCCGATGTCTCGCGTTCTGAACTGGTGTTGATGCTTGAGGTCAAGAAGATTTGAAAGTGATACAGCCTTCAGCCGCGATCGTGTATCGCTTTCGCTAGGTATAAAAAAAGCCCGGAATTTTTCCGGGCTTGTTCGTTTTGGTGAGCGGCTATAGCAATTTCTGTATTGCGGTGATCACGCCAAGTGCTGCGACGATTAAAACCCCGATCTTGATTGTGAGGTTTAGTTCTAACTCTTTTAGGTCGCGGCGCGTGGCCACCTCTCCGACGGTTAGAGCGTTTTTCAAGGCGTCGTTGATTCCCTCGGCCTGATCTGTCGTGAATCCTTTGGCTTGTAATTCCTTAACCAGTTGATGTGTGTCGAAAGTAATCGTGTTCATGAAAAATCTCCGGTGATGAGGCATTTTAGACTGCGAGCGGCAATTGATGAAAGTCATTAGCTTCCAATACAAGTTGTTGCCAGATTTTGAAGGACGGTTTTTCGGGGGTAGGGCGCGCCTGGCTCCACCATTTTTTAAGGCGCTTCTGTACATCGACCACAATGGACATAACAAACCGGCACGCATTGCCGAATTCGAGGCACATTTGCCGTGCCTCGAATTCCTTCTTGTCGCCTATCGCCAGTCTCGCCATTTTGGCCCCCTTGTCTGTCGCGCTGGCCGGAATGGCCGCCGCTTCCTTTCCGAAAACACCCGCGAAGCGGTGCGGGCGCGGGAAACGGCTTTTTTTACAAGGGGGAAGGTTTGTAAAACGGTTTTATCGTTTTACGAATACCCCCTTGAGGGCGCTTGCGCCCGGTAAAAAAAACGGCTTTCTGCGGGGCCGCAAGAACCCCGAGAGGGGCCGACTTGAGCCGTCAAGGGCGGGGTTTGCCCTTGAGGGTGATTTAGTCGGGCGGTGCGCTTTAGCGCTCCGATTCTTGCCGTTCAGAGCGATAGATTTCCGCCCGTTTGGTCTGGCGGTCGTCCCGCCAGAGCCGAACGGAATAGCGGAAATCATCGACGATGTGATGCACGTTGATAAGCCGCGGGTTTTTCGTGCCTGTATCACTTCTCAAAGTGATACAGCCAGGTGTGCCGATCGTGTATCACTTTATGGAAATTGGCGCTGCGATCGCCTCGCGCGCGGCCCGCAGCTTGCGAGGATACGCGCGCGCGCGAAGCGCGCGCCTAGATTCATATTTGGGATAAAGTGGAACCGTCATGCGTGGAAAACCTCACGGCGCAAAGGTTTCCGGGGTTTTAGAATCTTGGGTTTCCAAAGGGATTTCCCTTTGGTCGCGGGGACCGCGAAAGCGATAGGGATTGGAACCCCTTGTCCCTTTAGGGATAGATAACAACGTTAGCTAGGGTGGAGAAGCCCGGTGCTGGCTTGCCAGCAATCGCCGGTTTGTTTTTATGAATTCGTTTTTGCATTTAGCTTCAAATCTCAGAAATCATTACTGGTCGATACGGTCGATGCGTTCGCACAATAAACGTCGGACCCATTACAGGCGAGCCGCAAAAGAAAAGGGCCATTTGCTGGCCCTTGGTTACGATTCTGAGGTGATCAGGCTGTATGCCTTATATCTGCGCGATCCGTCGCGTCGTGACCGCTTGAAACGCTTTGAACAGGCGTTCGATGACTGGCGGCGAGGCCCACGACAACTGACGCTTTTTTAGCTCTCGCATCAATACGCCACTTAACATAATACAAATTATGCGCGTTTTATCGCCCCCAAACCGCTGGTTGCGCCGATAATAGAAAGCTTCGAAACCGCTTCCGGAATCTCATGCCCCGAGCGAAAAAAAGACGCGTCGTCGTGATTCATCTTTCAGATGGACCTTTGCCCAGAAAATACGCCGACAAGTATAGCGATCGCATCTTGATATTCTGCGATGCAAGCAAGAAACGATATGGCGGTCTGGCTGCGGTATTTTTTTACGATGCCCATGCTGAACCGGATATCGCCACTTGCACTGTAGTTGCCGCTGGTAGCAACGAGCTTGAACTTCAAGCGGCCCTCTTTGGGTTACAAGTTGCCGAACAACGATATCCCGGGCAGACGCTTGTGCTTTTTAGAGGGTCGGCCGGGATTCATGTGAAATCCTCGAAAAACTCCGCTAACCGACGGATTTGGCGTATGAATCTGGTGTCACCTACTTCGACGGCTGATTACCCTGACTATTTCTCCGGGTCAAAAAGCGACTCTTGGTTTTCAGCACTTTCCTTGCGGTGCCCGCTGCCTTTTGTTGCTGGTGCCTGACTGATGGTGATTCTTTGCAGGATTTGTTCATGGCTGGCCAACACCGCCTTTGCTGCGGATAACTCTGTCTCCAGGCGGAGCCCGGCTTGATTCGCATCCTGCAACTTTTCTGCGTAGCTTTGGTTTTCCACGAGTAATTCATCAATGCGTGCGGCACGCTGGGCCAGACGCTCTTCCTGTTGTTGATTCTTCAGTTCGGAAACAGCCAGATGTTCCCGGGCTGTACGCAGCGGACGAATCTCAGATTCCAAACGATGTAACTCGCTACGAAGATGGGCCTGCTCGCTGGAAAGACGGGCATTATCCTGATGGCTATGGATGAGTTCCTGCTGTTTCGCGTTCACCGTTTCCTTGGCTGCACGCAGTTCGCCCTGCAAGAACTGAATCTGCTGCTCGAACTGCCGCTGGTCCTGCTCCCGTTGTTCCTTCGCCGCCGTGCGGAAATGCTCCAGTGCCTCTCTGGCATGCTGGTGCTTTTCTTCCAGCGATACACGGTGCGCTTCATCCTTTGCCTGTTGCCCCTCCATGTCCTGGATACGCTGAGTCAATTGCGCCTGAACGATTCTCTCTTCCTGAAGCGTACTCAGGATTTCGGTGTGGGCTGCTTTCTCTGCCGCCAACTCCAAGGCCTGGCGTTCAGACTGGCTGCGGAAAGATTCCACTTCATTACGTAATGCGGTGCTGATGTCGTTTAGCGCCGCAATTTCCGCCTTGTGCTTGTCGGTCAGCGCCGCCAAGCGCTGATCGGCTTCCTCATGTAAGCGTTCGGCGAGCCTGGCAGCCAGATCTTGGATGGCTTCGCTGACCGCAACTTGGGCGCCAGCATTCCCGCCTTCCTCTTCCTCGATTTCCTTTAGATAGCGGTGAATCGTACCTTTCGAACCCGTATTGCCCAGTTCACCACGGATGGCGTCGATCGATGGATAGCGCCCCACCGCCAACAGGTTGTTACGCGCTCTGACGACTTCTGATTTGTAGATTCCGGCTCTGGCCATGGCATCCTCGAATTTCGTACCGTATTACGTAATATGATATTACATACTAATTTTACGAAATTCAAGGCAGCAAAAATACAAATTCTAAGACATGATAATGGTTGATTATTTGTTGTGATGAGCGACGGAGCGGAAAAACCATGTAGGGATGGTACGAAATGGAAGGTTTACTTCCGGCTGTGTCCAATTTCCTGGGGGGAGCAGATTACTCGCGACTCCTGAATCAATGTCCCGGCGCATTCCTCGAAACCAAGGGTCGTAGGAGGAAAGGCCTCGGCGAAGCTTGCTAAGGTGGGCCCCGTTGAAGAAGCCAGCCGTCTCCGTATTCGTGCGAAAAACAATCTGTGGGAACTTACCGCCCACGCATTGCACTGCCCACTTGCCTGGGCTGTCAGTGAACGAATGGGCGGTGAGGCGAGCATCTCGCCTATTTCAGGACGAAACGGACGCTCTGGCCGGGCTTGTCGCCGAATTTGACTATGGCGACAGCCTTTGTGCCGGCTTGGATTTTGAAGGCTCCTTGGGCACGCAACTGGTTACCTCCGGCTGGCAGCAAGTTGGATTCGGTCTTGTCTGATGCAGACAGGAGCGTTACGGTAGCCGACGCATTTCGGGTATCGACAGGCTGATCGTGATCGTTCACGTAGAGCGTCAGGGAATCAGCCTTCGCCACCAGCTCGTAGTTGATGTCCTTGATTACCGATACGACCCCACCATGCTGCGGCTTGGCGTCATGGCTATGGGGCTGGCCCGGTTTGTCGTTGTGGGCATGGCCCTTATGGTCGTCCGCAGCGGATGCCAGATTGACGAAGCAAGCGAAGAGTAAAGCAGAGAGTGCCGTGGAAGGTTTCAT